ACATACGTAATAGATAACGCAATTAACCCCGCTGAACCCCTGAACCTCCTAACCTTCAATCTTTTGAACAAAAGTTTATATATCCCTACCACGTATATTTTATAACCTTTGTGGTTGGCAGGTGTTATGGGTGATAATTAAGTGTAAGTATTGTGGATCCCCCGTAGAGTTTGACCCTAGATTTAACCGTAGTGCTTACTGTCCCTCTTGCGGGAAGCTTTTTCTTGTCTCTTATAAAAGCGAACCCAAGTTAAGCGGTGATAACAGTGAAGCTAAAAGACCTTGAAACTCCCGACTTCTTGCACTCCCCGAAGTACCTTTTCCGCTGGAGGGACGCAACTTCTTACCATCGTAAGAAGATGAGCGAGATTAGGTCTTCCACCCCCACTTCCCTTTTGTCAGAAGCCCAAACCATTGGCGTTAAGCTCTACGAGGATAAAAACGTCCTCGTAATCTGCACCGAAGTCTGCGACGATGAGGTTGACATCACTGCAATCCCAAAGTCTTGGCTCATTGAAGTCCGTAGCCTAAGGTGGTCCGATAGCAATGGTAAGAAAAAAGCCAAAAAAAAGTGAACCTAGAGTGTATGATCCAGAGAAGGATGATAATCCTACTGAAATAGAGAGACATAAGAAGCGTGTTAGGGAAGAGATTGAGCGTTGGAAGAAATTTATTGAAAAGATAAAGGTTAATGAAGAGTATGCTCCCACCCCACTCCTAAAAGAACAAAAAGAGTGGATCACATCTCGATTTGTTAAAAAAGGCTTTTTCCTTCACGGTTACTTCCCGTGCGAGAAGTGTCCTTTTAAAGACCAGTGTGAGTTTTACGATGGAGACTACTACACCAAGCCTCTCCCCGATGGACGTGAAGTTAAGGTCCCCAAGACCTGCAAGATCGAAAAGTTCATTGATACTGTTTACCGTGAGAAGTTTAAGAACGAGTACAAGCTTGACTCTGCCGCTGACAAAGTTCTCCTTGATTCTATAATCCTCCTAATAATCCGTATCTATCGCATCAATAAATACATGTCTAACAAAGATACTGTGTATCCAAAGATTGTTCCTGTACAGACGGAAGAAGGCGTTAAGGATGTTGTAACTTGGGAACTACGTCCTGAAGAGAAAATCCTTGATAGATACATTAAGCATTTAACCAAGTTACTCAACGAACTTGCTGTATCAAAGAAAGCAAGGGAAGGTTCAAAAGTTCACATCCAACAAGATGTGTCCATACTCCTCTCTGACGTTAGGAAAGAGCTTGAAGCTCACAGCGATCAGGGATTGGATTACGAGGAAGTCCCATACTGGGACGAGAAAGAGGAGAAGTGGAAGACGAAGTGGGTGAAGAAAAAGAAAGTTGGAGAATTAGGTTAGAGGTGAGACAATGGTTTTTAGCAGAAGAAAGCTGGAGGACTTCGAAGGAATGTTTCCATTAGACAGTACTGACGTTATAATCTGCGAGAACTGTGGAAATGTACAGCTCATTCATAAATCAATTTACAGAAATGGACTTTACTTCTGTTCGGAAGAGTGTGCTGAAGAGTATGAGTTACAATATGCTCCAGCTGAAGAAAGTGAAGGAGATGATGAAGAATGAGTATGACTGAAGAAGAATTGAAGCTGTTTAACCTACTCAAAAAAACGAATTATACTCCAAAGCAGCTTTCGTCTGAACTTGGACTTTCTGTTAAGGAAATAAACTCTCTTGTTAAGGACATGATTGGTTGTGGCGTTCCTATTGAGAAAATTAAGCATGGTCGTACCTTTTACTATCACTTAAAAAGGCATGGCGAGATCAACGAAGCAGTTTATAAGGAAAGAATCTCCTTAAATCTCGGAGACGGTTACATCCACTTTGGATTGATAGCCGACACCCACCTTTGCAGTAAGAAAGAGGATCTTGATTCCCTTAACGCTTATTACGACGAGGTTGCCAGACGTGGCATTAAAGTCGTATATCACTGTGGCGATATATCCGATGGACAAGACGTATATCGTGGACAGCTCTCCGAGCTTAAGGTTTGGGGTGTGGCTAAACAGGCTGAATACATCATTAAAAACTATCCTAAAAGGAAAGGAGTTGTCACAAAGTTCATAACTGGAAATCATGATCTTAGAGCTATGGAAAAGCAGGGTGTTGACATTGGTGCGTTGATTGTGAATGGGGTTCAGGACCCAGACACCCTCGAACACATTCCTGGCAGGAAAGACATGGTTTATTTGGGTCAGATGTATGCTAGAGTTGAAGTTGCTAAAGGAGTGTACCTTGATTTAGTACATGCGGACGGTGGCATGTCTTATGCGGTTTCGTATAAGGCTCAAAAGTACATAGACGCTTTAGAGGGTGGATCCAAACCTAACCTTCTTGGTAGAGGACACCTTCATCAAGCGATGTATTTCGACCACAGGAACATTCATGTCTTTGAAGCAGGATGTTTTCAGAGACAGACAATTTTCCTTAAGAGGAAGGGAATTACTCCAAAGATTGGCGGTTGGATCATTCATGCTAAAATTGAGAAAGGTTCTGTTGTGAGAGTTATTCCCGAGTACATCAAGTTTTATTGAGGTGATAGTATGGAAATATCCGAACTTGAAAAGGAACTTCTAGAGAACAAAACCAAGCTGGACGCTCTCTTTGTAGTTCTACCGATGGACCTTGTAGATGAGAATTACGACGTTCTTAAGAAGGCGTATTTAGACGCTAACTACAAGGCATTCAGAGAATACTTTGGACTTTGTAGAAATTGTAAAGTTGAATTCGAAGACCTTGAAGAAGATATGAAGATTCCAGCGTACATTGAAGCTTTGATTGAGCGTGAGCGTGAGAAGTTCGAGAAGGTTAGACCCATAGACGACTATATTAGATTTCAAGAGAGGGTTAAAAAATGATGCGTGAGAATGTTCTTAGGAACGCTATAATCGGTGAAGTCTTGGCAAAGCCAGAGCTAGTTGGACTTCTACCTAGCGATGTTGTTGAGTCCCGTGCCTTTGAAGTCTTGGATAACGGGGACACAATAGACGTCGTTTTTGTAGATACTGACATGAAGTACTACTTAATATGCGTTGATACTTCTTTCTCCGAGAAACGTGCTAAGCAGATGGAAGCTAAACTTTACTCCAACGCATTACTTTACTTTGGTGAGAATATTGACGATGTTGAGTTTGAGATGTACGGTGTCTTCTTGGATAAGAAGACTAAGGAGTACGTGGTGATTAGGTTTGAGTAAAGATATAGAGAAATTGAACAAGGAGATTCTAGTTAGACTTGCGAAGGATCCTGTATTCTTCTGTCAGAAGGTTTTAAACTTTAAGCCGTATTGGTATCAAAAGATGATTCTTCAGAGCAAGTCTAGGAAAATAGCGTTGTGTACTGGAAGGCAAATTGGTAAAACGACAGCTCTTGCTAAAAAAGTCTTACACTTTGCGTACACCCGTGCTAATTCTTTGGTTCTCATAATTTCTCCATCGCAGAGACAATCCATTGAATTCTTGAGGCGTATTAAGAACGATATAAACTCTTCCGAACTCCTTAGGGCTTCTATTGTGCGTGAGACTCAAACTGAACTTGAGATAAGGAATGGAAGTAGGATCATATCAGTCCCAGCATCTACGGATACTATAAGAGGATATTCCCCAGATCTTGTTTGTATAGATGAGGCTGCTCACTTTGTTAGTGACGAGGTTTATTATGAAGCAGTTAGACCAATGCTTATGCATACTAAGGGTTCTTTGATTCTAATATCCACTCCTAAAGGAAAGAGAGGTTTCTTCTACGAAGCATTTGATAAGAGTAAGAATCCAGACTTTGAGACGCATATTCTCCCAGCGATAGTTACTCCCGAAGTCGTTGAGAAGTATAAGGATTGGGGTTTAACGAAAAAGGATATAGGTAAGCCAATATGCCCAGATATTTCTTTACAGGATTTAGAAGCCGAAAAGAAGGCTATGGACAGCTTGACTTTTATGCAGGAATATATGGCAAAGTTTTTGGACGAGTCTCTGTCATTCTTTCCATACGAGCTTATTTCTTCTTGCGTTGATAAGAGACTTGGAGATTCAGAGTACGGGCTTCCTAATAAGAAATACTTTGTTGGAGTTGATTGGGGTAGGAAGAACGACTCGACAGTTATAACAGTTGTTGAGAGAGACGAAGATAACATTGTGAAGGTTGTGCATATAAAGGAGTTTAGCAAGATAAGCTACGAGGTTGTGTTGGACTATATAATAAATCTCTTTAGAAGGTTTCCTATTCTTAAACTTTTCTCCGATACTGGTTCTGGACTTTCTCAAATAGATCGACTAAAGAGAGAGGGATTACCAGTCTTTGGTATTGATATGTCTCTGAAGAGAAAGGCTGATATGTTTACTTATCTTAGAATGAAGATGGAAAGGGGTGAGTTAAAGATTCCACACAACTTGAAGCTGATAGATCAGTTGCATCAGTTTAGGCAGGAGATAACTGAACTGGGGAACGTTAGATTCAAACATCCAGAGGGAAGGGGGTACCATGATGATTATGTGGATTCTCTCGCTCTTGCGGTCTATGCGACTAAGACGGGGTATGTTAAGCCTTTTGTTAGGAAAGTTAAAAAGCTTTTTGGGTGATAAATATGGAAAAAGAAAAAATGTTGTTCGTGACAAGTAATCCCACCTTTCTTCACGACATAATCGAGAAGCTTAGGAATCAATACGAGATCAAGCTTCTTGTCATTGATAGACTCAATGACTTGTCTAAGGTCAAGATTCTTGATATGTGTGAGTGGGCGGATATTATTTGGTGCGAGTGGGCTGATCAAATAGCAGCTTTTGTTACCCACAACGTCAATGATAAGAGGATTATTGTAAGGCTTCATGGTTACGAGATATTCTCAAGAATATTCTTGGACGTTGATTGGAAAAATGTTAATGATTTAATATTCGTAGCAAGGCACAAGGCTGACTTGTTTAAAGCGGTTGTGCCAAAGGAACAAAGACCAAAAAATCTATGGGTTGTGAGGAACGGAATAAATCTTGATAAGTTTACTATTCCTAAAGACAAGAAGAAAAATAAGAACCTTACTATCGTTGGATATGTGAATTATAGAAAGGGTTTTCCTGTCCTCATACAAGCTTTTAAGCAACTTGTGGACATTGATCCTGAATACAAGCTTTACATTCGGGGCGAGTCTCAAGACGATAGGCTCTCCTTATACTTGAATCACATAATCCCAAAGCTTGGGCTTAACAAGAACATCTATCTTGTAAAGAGAGTCGATGATTTAAATGAGTTCTTTAAGAGCATGACCTACATTGTCTCATCAAGTATAGAAGAATCATTCCACTACACTATCGGAGAAGGAATGGCTGCTGGATTGAAGCCTATTGTTCATGGGTGGCCTGAATCAGAGGAGATCTGGCCTAAAGAGAATATTTGGTACTCTATAAAAGATTTTATAAGACTTGTCACTGAAGAAGAGTATAATCCAAAAAAGTATAGAGAATACATTTTACAAAATCTATCTTTGGAATATCAGGTTGGATGTATAAAAGATATACTTTTGAGGGGAAAGCATAATGGATAAAGTTACAATTCTCATACCAAACTACAATGAGAAAAAAGAGCTACTTAGGAAAAGTGTTTTATCAGCAGTTAATCAGACTTGGAAGAACATGGAAGTCATCGTTGTTGATGATGGCTCAACTGCGTACGACGTAGAAGAAGTTTTGTCCGATGTTCTTGACAAAATCATACTTGTCAAGCGTCCTACGAAAACAAATCCTTTGAGAACTGTGTCTGAAGCTGTCAATGAAGGTCTCAAGTATTTTACAGGAGATTGGTTTGTAATGAACTCTGCTGATAATTACTTCCAAAAGACCTTCGCTGAAGAACTCGTTAAAAAAGCTAATGCTGTTGGAGCAAGAGCGGTTTGTTGCGATTGGTTGATTCACAATCTCGATGGAACTGTTGAAGTCATACAACTTAATCAACACTATAAAACAGATGACATGCTTGTAAATTTTATTGCACGTTGTGGTTTGTGTTCTAATTATTTAATAAGGAGAGATTTGATGGAAGAGGCTGGCTTGTATTGGGATACAAGGTTTCCAAGAGGACAGACTTCTGAGTGGTTAATAAGAGTTATAAAGAAAGAGAGAGTATGGGCTTATGTTCCTAAAATTCTATTTACTTTTGTGTATCACGAGAAGGATCAGCTTAAGTCCTTCGCAAGTGTTAAATACAAGACCCTACGGTACCTTTTGCACGACATAGACATTACTCATCTCTTTAGGCAGTACCAAGACTCACCAAAGCACATTCTTGCAATATTGGCTGGTGTGGATCACTTCTTGCACTCAAAGGAGTTCGAGAAAGACAAAGAGAAGTCCATGTTCTGGAAGTGGTTTAACAAGATTGACGATATATCCACCAGCGAAGCTTCTGAAAGTGTGTAGTAAGTTGAACAAAAGTTTATATACTTTTGATGTCTTAAATTATGTAGTAATTTTTTCTAGTTATATCTATAAAGAGGGAAGTTCATGGGTCTATTTAGTATGATTTTTGAAAGGCGGGGTAGAAAGCCTAAAGATAGGTCTAAAGGTCTTGTTGTGAGGAATAGGTCGAATTTCTTTGATCTTAAGAGAATTCTAGAAATGCCTCCAAACTTGGATTTGTATGAGAGTTATTACAAGAAGATTCCATACATTGCTTCTTTTGTTAACACAACTGTTGAACATGCGATAGGTGTTGGATTTAAGGTTAAGGCTGATACTGTTGATGCAGAGCAGAAGATAATGGAGTTCTTTGACGAGACTAACTTCTTCTCGAAGTTGATAAATATTGGAAAGCAGATGTTGATTTATGGTAATGCTTATCTTGAAGTTATAAGGAATGATCGTGGTGAGATTGTTAATTGTAAGATATTGAATCCCAAGACCATCGAAGTTGAGAGAGATGAGAAGGGAAGGGTTATTGGTTACTACCAACATTTAAGTAAGTTTCCCGAGTTAAACTTTGATACAAAGACTCGTGAGGTTTTCTTTGAGCCTGACGAGATTGTACACTTTAAGTGGAATGTTATAGCTGATGCTCCCTACGGAACCTCTATCGTTGAGCCTTTGAGAGCTGTTATAGCAAATATGCTTGAACTTGAAGAGTACTACGTAAAAATCGTAGGGACGTACGCAAGTCCAACAGTCGTTTGGAAATTCGGTAACGACAATTACCCAATTAAGGAAGACGACATCGACGACTTCATGTCTAATTGGGAAAACAGAAATTACAACACGGATATTGGAGTCCCGCATTATGTGGAACCAATGGTTATTGGTGCAAAGGGATCTATAATTGATCCATCTCAGTTGTTCAAGCATTTACAAGATCAAATCGTAGTGGGTGCAGGGACTCCAAATGCTGTACTTGGTTTAGCGGAGAATGCAACCGAAGCTACCGCAAATGTGCAGTTAACTGCGTTTGATAGGAGAATAGCTACTCTCCAAAAAATCATTGCTGAACAAGTACAAGATTACATACTTAAGCCACTAGTGGGTGCTGACGTACATCCAAAGCTGGTGTTTAGGGACGTAGATAGAGCAGAAAGGCAAGAAAAACGTGCTGAGGTGCTTGAGCTACTTAAATACGGTGTAATCTCCATTGAAAAGGCTCAAGAAATGTTGGACATCCACGACCCAAAAGCTATCGAAGCTTACTATTTATCTCTTAAAGCAGATAAAAAAAGTGATTCAGATGTATCTAATGACGCTCAAGCACCTATGAAGAATAACTTTGGTAAACAGGTTAAGAAGAAAAGGGATCCAGTCAACAAGAAGGATCCACAAGCTGTCGCTGACAAGCGAAAGAAAACTCAAAATCCTACTAAAAAGATATAGGCGATTCTTATGATAATTGTATGTCCTAAATGTGGAAAGAGATATGCAGTGCAGGATCATCAGGTAGATTTTGTCTGTAAAGAGTGCTTTAAGGCAGACGAGTTTAAAGTTAACACCTTCACTAAAAAGTGGTGGAATTTTGCAAGGAACGACAATACTGTTGATAAGATGGTTTATCAAGAGACGTATATTCCAAAGGCTAAGGACCATGTTGAAAGGAGTAGAATGATTCAAAAGCATAATCGTAGAATAAAGTATATATAGGTGATAAAAATGCCATACGGCGGAACAACTCCTGAAGAAGATAGGAAAATTGAGAGATGTGTTGAAACTTTAATGAGAGAGAAAGGTTATGATAAAGTTACAGCTATTAAGATATGCAAGGCTGCTGTTTTGAAGTTGAGAAAAGAGAAAGACGAGAAAGAAGAGATTGACGAGAAAGACCAAGAAGTCATTGCTGAAAATGTATTCTTGAAGTTTGATGGGACTATTGAGTTAGTTGAGTAAATATCACACAATGGGTGATGTTCTATGAAGAAAGTTAGAGGAGTCGCATTAGTTGAAGGAAAGTCTAAAAATGGAGTATTGTACTTGCCAGAAGAAATGGAACTTGCTGGTGAGACATTTACAGATGTTCCCATTCTTATGGATCACGTGAACTCCGTTGAAAAGCTTGTTGGTAGGACAACAAAGTCGCAGTTTGAGTATAGAGATGGAAAAGCGGTTATAACCTTCGAAGGATTTGTTGATCATGATTGGATAGAAGATAGACTTGAGAAAGGAATTCTTAAATCAGTCTCAATAGGTGCACATGTTGATAAATTAATAAGAGACAGGGCAAGTAACTCTGTCATTGCTAAAGGAATAAAGGGTGCTGAAATATCATTTGTTGGTGTCCCTGGCGTTAAGGGAGCTAGCGTTGAGATGGCTTATGAGCCATCTTTTGAGGAGGTGTCGTATGCTATGAAAGTGCTAAAGGATCTTGAAGAGAAAAAATTATCCTACAAAGAAAGAGAAGCTTTACCAGATTCTGATTTTTGTATTGTTAAAGTTGTGAATGGAAAGAAGATTAGGAAGTATCCAATACCAGACATTAATCATGCTAGAAATGCTCTGGCAAGAGTAGCACAGCATGGAACTCCTGAAGAGAAGAAGATAGTTAGACAGAAGGTTTATGCTCGTTATCCTTCGTTAAAAAAGGAAGAGGAAAGCGATAAGGGTGATAACATGACAGACGAAAATGTTAAAGTAGATGTTAAAGAGGAAGTAGGAAGTCCTGTTGGACAGCCAACAGGAGCAGAAGAGACACCAGAAGAGCAGAAGACAGAAGAGCCAGTAGAACAGCAGGAAGAGCCTGTGGCTGAAGAGCCTAAAGAAGAGACAAAGGAAGAGCCTAAAGAAGAGCCACAGGAGAGTACAGAGAAGAGCGACGCAGTCATAAAGGAATTGCTTAACAAGATAGAGCAGTTGGAAAAGAAGATTGAGGAGATGAAACCAAAGACCCAAGAGATGGGTAAGGGTAAGGTTTTGAATGAATCTACAAAGAAACCATCGATAAAGAAAGATGGTTTAGGTTATTATAAAGATGAAATAATCTTTTAAAAGGGTGATCGAAAATGGCAAACGAAACTGGAAACTTAACAATGTTGACAGACGATGGAAGAATTTTCCAAGCTTATTGTAGTACCGCTGTTAGTGCTGGTCAGTTAGTTGCATGTGTATCTGGAGATGACGTAGTTGGCTCTGGAACAACAGCAAGTGCTTCAGATTATTCTATATCTGACATAAAAATAGTGCCAAAGTCAGGTACAACAGGAGCAGATGGTTACAAGCACGTAATTGGAATAGCACTAGAAGATGGTGCCGCTGGAGATAAAGTTGCTGTCGCAACAAGAGGTATTTTCATAATGCAAGGTTCAGCAGTTACAGCAGGTGCACCAGTTGTAGGAGCAAAGGCTGCAGAGAAACCATACACAGTAGTTGACGCAGGAAGTGGTGATGAGCCATACGTCATTGGTAGAGCATTAACAGGTACAAGCGATGATAATAAGTTATGTATCGTAAGATTGAACATATAAAATCGTAAAGGGTGATTGAAATGATTACAACAGAAGCTGTAAATCAAAAGATAACAGAGTTAGCAAATGCACTACATGAGGCTTATCAAGTTGAGAGTGGATTCGTTAAGGAAGTAATGACATCTTCCTCCGAGTCCGAGATGATTCCCTCAAAGATATACGATACAGTTATAGAGTCCGTTAAGGCAAACTTGGTGCTTGACAAGTTAGTCGCAAGAAAGATTGGACCAAGATCAATTCCTGGTTCATCAATAACAGTGGTACTTCACACAAAGGACTCTGTAACAGTACAAGAGGTAGCTGAGGGTTCAGAAATTCCAATAGACACCAACGCATACGAGTCATTCACATTGACTCCTGTGAAGTATGGTTACAGACCATTAATAACAAATGAGATGATAGAGGACAACCAATTCGATGTAATCGCTATGGAAATAGCAGAAGCAGGATACCAGTTCGCAAAGAAGATGGACTCAATCCTTGCTGCACAGATAGAAGCTGGTGCTGCTGCAGCAGGTAACACAGTTAGCGGTGCGGATCCAATAACTGTTGCTAACATTGTTACAGCAATGAACAAGTTGGAAGCAAATGACTTCACACCGACAGACATGATATTGAGTCCAGAAGCAGCTGCTGACATCAGAAACATAGACACATTCGTAGAAGCAGACAAAGCAAAGGTAACAGATCCATCAAAGAGACTAATAGGAACAATCTTCGGAATGAAGGTTTGGGTATCCTCACAGGTTACATCTAACTACGTGTACATCATAGACAGAAACTACGCATTAATAACAGCTACAAAGAGACCTCTAACAATCGAGAACTACAAGGACAACATAAGGGACATGAAGGGAATCGTCTTTACAATGAGATGGACTGCAAGGTACTTGAGAGCAGGTGCATGTGCAGTAATTACATCAAGTTAAAGCTTTTAGCTTTAACTTTTTTTATCTTTTTGTTTATTAAGTTTGTGGGGTGATTAAGTTGTCTAAATTGAAATATTTAATGGTTACAAACCATATCCACGAAGAGATACTTAAAGAAGAGCCACGAAGAACTGGTCTTTACATGTGGCCGAGAATATTCGGGAGCGAAGTCACTTTATTTAAAAGGGACATAGACTTCGAAAAGTATGATGTTATTCATGTTAATTTGGCTGGTGTCGATGTTCCTATTCCAGACATAATCCGTGAAAAGATAGGCTGGTCAACATCTACAAAAATCGTAATAAATATGGACTATGCCGTAGAGTTATGGCAAAGTCCATACGAGCATCCATTACTATTTGAGAAGTCGATAAGGTCTGGAGACAAGTACTTTTCAACAGAACCAATGACTTGTATGATGCTCGAAAGGATTGTAAAGAAAAAGGTCTATGAGATTCCACATCCTTGCGATGTTGACTCCTTGAAGAAGATTAAGGAAGATCCCGAAGATAATATTTCCATAATGTACCACACTTACGACAATCAAGTGTACGCTCCATACTTCACGTTGAGAGATCTTGGCAAGAAACTTAGGTTGCTTGGATACTTGCCAAAGGCTGACAAGCTTTCCATGTACACTAAACAGTTGTACGATAAGATCGTAACAGTCAAGCCGTTTCCTTTATTTGTGAGGGAAATGAAGAAGACATCTGTACTTTATGAGCCATATACGATTCACAGCTACGGAAGAGCAACGGTTGACGCTGCGGCTCTTGGAATTCCAGTCGTTGGAAGTAATAGAGTAGCAAGTGTTAATAAATTATTCCCAAAAACTGCTGTTAATCCAATAAACTCAAGACAAGTTTATGAGACTGTGAAGCGTGTGCTTGAAGACGAGAAGTTTAGACAGGAAGTTGTAGATTATGCTTACCAAAAGGTTGATGAATACAACCTCAAAAACTCCGAAGAGAGGTTTTTAAGAATGCTTGAAGAGCCGTAGAGCCAAAGCTTATGTGTCTCCGCAGAGAGATAGTTCTCTGGGGTTGATGTAAAAATGTACACTTCAACAACATACGTAATAAATATGATAGGAAGAAGTAATATAGACACAACTAGTATTACTAGTGAAGTTGTTAAACAGTTGATATGGCAGGCGGACGCAGTAATCGAGAACTACACAGGACAGACATTCGAGACTTCATACATGAGAGGGACGTATTACTCGTCAGTTGATTCGCTGGTGAGAACAATATCAACAGAACTTGCTGCAGGGTTCCTAGCGACAAGACTTTCAGTGGATTCTACAAGGAGAGTGACTATTGGAGATCTATCAATAGACAAGACTACAGACATGTCACAAATGGCATCAGACTTAAAGAAGTCAGCAATGGAGCATTTGAAGCTTCTTGGAAAGAACCTTTCTTATAACTTTACGAATATATAGGTGAGTTATCTTGGCACTTTGGACTTCAGCTAGAAATAGCATAGCTAAAGAGATAAATAATCATGGGAACGCTGCTAGAATCTACGCAGCTCAAGCAACTTATGATAGTTATGGAGATGCTACGATCTCTTGGACGTCAACATATACTACTGCTACTGTTGTCAAGCTTCCTAGAAACGAGCAGGATCTTGATTCAGAGAAAGCTGGTGGGCTAGTCTCTGGGAGGGTTATAATGTACTTTAAGTACGACGCTAGTGTTGGGATTAACGACAAAGTTTACATCGATGGCGAGAATTATAGGGTAGTTACTATTGATAGGTATGCTCCAGCTGACACAACTGTAGCTTTTAAAGTAATTGGTGAGAAAATAGATTACAATTAAGGGTGATGTAGAATGGGTTCGTCATTGACAGAAGAAGACTATAACATACAGCTTACTTCTAAAGAAATGATGGAAGCTTTCTTATATTGGTTTGAAGGTATGGATTCAATTACATTTGAGGAGTTAAAATCAAAATATGCCGCAGAAGAAGACAAAGAGCTAATATACAAAGAAATTTTTGGAGCATTTAAGGTTATAAGGGGGATTGAGTAATGGCTGTTTGGGTAGATGGAGATACTATTGCAATAGATGGTGGAGAAAGGAATGAAACAAACCTTGTTGAATCTACTGACTATTCTGTTAGTGAAACAATCCAAGCCACAAATAATACAATATATAAAATAGACACAACTAATAAACAAGTAGCTCAAAGCATAACTCCATCTTCAGACACAACTATTGATGGTGTTCTTATCCACATACATGCTACTATATTCTGGGAAGGAGATATAACTGTTGAAGTTCAAACAGACGATGGTGATGTTCCTTCTGGCACTCTTGTTGATTCAAACGCAACTGCTACTGTCTCATATACAGAAATATCAAGATGGGCGCATACTATAAATAGAGCTTATGCTTACTACAAGTCTTTTATCTTCAACTCACCAGTAAGCTTGACTGCTGGAACAAAGTATTGGATAGTTCTTAAAACAACCAATACAGATGCTTCAAAACAAGTTGGAGTGTCTTATCATAATGCTGGAAGTTATGATAGTGGAAACATGGCTATAAGCACAGATGGTGGAGCAAGTTGGACGAGTTATTCTGCTTACGATATTCAAATGAAGACTTTGGTTCAAGG